CTAAATAAGATATTCTCTGTCTATATTTCAGTTTTTCGACTTCATATTTTGTTCTGTTAATCCACATAAGACTCTCCTATATGTTTATTCTCTATTCGATTTTCATTTTTATTGGAAATTGTGACTCGAATGAATCATAGATTATAAAACAATTCTATATGCAAGTTTCTTCGTAATAAAACCTGATCGGTGTAAGATCATACAAGATAAATGAATGTCATCATATATCAAATCTGTCATTGTGCAATTCGATAAGATACTGTAACCACGCATAGTCTTTGACTTAAAATAAACAGCTTCACCATTATATTCTTCAAATGCTTTGCAATATGTATCCCAATCTTCAACTTCAACAATTCGTGACTGATGATCTCTTATGATATTATCATTATCAATACTCAAATTTGTCTCAATTACTTGAATCATATTCTCACCTCCAACTATATATTTTCTTATTCCAATCCTACATTATCTGCAAATTCAACTGTGCCTTTTGGAATAAACACTGTAATTTCATCACCATAATTTATATGTGGTTTAGCAGTTATTTCAATATAAGGTTTATCATTTGTCTGTTGAATATTTACTGTTCCTTGAAACATATGAATCTGATCATTATAACAAACAGTAATCACATCATAATTATGAGATGGTACATTAGACGATACTGAGTGATAAATTGCATAAGTGTCATCTTTTATTTCTTGCAAATCATAAGAATATTCTTCTGTGTATCTTACATAAGATGAAAATTTATGAACTCCTAAAAATACTATAATCGCTATTATAATTATCACTACAACAAATCTCGTATTTCTTATATAAGCTTTAATAATCTCACCTCCAAGTATATATTCTCTGTTTACTGCAACATTTCTGGATAAAAGTCATACAAATAATCTCCAAAATCTCCACCTATATCTGAACCTATTTGACTCTGCCAAAAGTGTTTCCATTCTTTACCTCCCTCAGTCTGAATAAAATGTTCGTATTCAGGTCTTAAAGCTTCTCTATCTTTACAAATATCGCTCATTCTATAATTCTCCTTTAAAATTGCACTAAGAAATGTCAGTTTACTTGGGTTTAAAACATGCCATTAAATCTATCATTAAAATTTTTTGTCATATTCTTTATCTGACGCTTTGTAGAACAATAAACAATAAATTTAAGTACAAGAAGCAATCCACCAATACCAAACAAAATAT